AACACGCTCGGATTTTCCTCACAAAAATCATGCCTTTTTCTGACAAATCGTGCGAGGACTGCAATAGACTCATGGGCTTACGATACTTTAGTGTGTTTTTGTGAGGACTGAAATCGGCTAGGACTAAAATCTCACTCGTTCTTACTCGTTCCTAGGCAAAATAAAAAGCCCTCAAAATGAGGGCGTAAAAAAACCCCACTTGCGTGGGGTTGAATGTGTGTTGCTTAGTTTTTACATCGAGCCTTTGATGGCCTTCATTATTGCGAGTATTAGCACATCGTCCTCGGTCAGTTTTTTAGGATCGAATCCATCGGATACACTTATCGCTTGCACAATCTGGTACACATGTAGATTTAGGAAATCGTGCCGAACATGTCCAGAGCGAAATATAAACGTATCGCTTGGCACGAGGGGCATTTTTTCTGGCGTGGCTAATTCTGCTTGTTGCTTTTTTGTTAGCTTGTCAATTTTAATTTTCTTATTCGCGCCCCGTGTTTTACTTGCTTTTTTCGCGCTTGTTGATTCGCTTTTTAATTTTGTCCACGGGTATGCGTCATTCGTTTTCTTGTTTATCTGACGTAGTGCATTCTGTTCGTATGCGACTACCTTTTTATTTTCCCTGTCTCGCACGTCCTCGCCGTCCTCTAGCTCGTCGTACTGGTCAGCGTCAACACGTGCCCTCATTTCTTTATGTTCTTTTGTGGCCGTGGCCGAAATGTATGTACCAACAAGCGCGCCTTGTATCTCGCCTTGTTCCGTGTGTGTTTTAGCAAGTGACAACAACTGTCCGCCGATTGTCCACGCCTTGGCTAAGTACTCGCCGCCCAATACTATATTGTCGCATGCTGTCTTTACTGTGCCGATTGTCTTAACTGTTGTTAGCTTTGCCATGATATGTATTTCCTTTTTAAAGTGTTGCATTGTGGCAAGGCGAGCGCCCTACCAGATTCAAATTATACGCTTATGCCGTGAAGAGTCAACAAGTGTTATCAAGTGTTATTAGGTGTTATTCATTGGGTACATTCTGCAGGCCGTGCAGTTTGTATCTTGCTACTTAACAATCATTCTCATTCGTATATGGTAATCATTCGCATTAGCATCCTCATTCGCATTAGCACTTGATAATCATTCGCATTACCGAATCCAGCTAGGGCGCACAGCGCATACGCGCGACCCACTATACCCCCATCCACTCGTTCGCTCTGCTATTAGCAGAGCGACCTTACACTGTGTTACAGACTTTCAAAACCCTCTAAAAACTTTTAGGCCTTTTAGACCCCCACCCCCCTCTATATAGAAACACCCCCCGTACCAATTTAAACAACCCCTTGCAAAAAAATATATATTATGCTAGCATCCTCACCCATGCATACCACACCCAATATCAGAGTGGACGACCTGATTAACGGCACAACCCTCTACGAGCCTGAGTTGCTTCGTACAGACCCTATCGAAATCAAAGACATCCCTGAAAAAGAGATGATCTCGGCGGCCGCAAAGACTGCTAAAGACATACTGAAACGAGCGGGTTTACCTGACGTTAAGATAACCGAGGAAGATGTTTTCGAGGCGGAGGATTTGTTTATGGACACGGTTAATAAGACCCCCATAGCAATGCCTGAAAAGCCAGAGATTATAGTGCACTTAGAAGCAATGGTTGCCCTTTATGACCATAGGGTTATTCAGCACGCCGACCAGATTCGATATTTAGTGACTAACAAGTTGTTAGAGCTGTCGGACCACAAAGACCCCAGGGTGCAGTTAAAGGCCGTGGAGTTGATGGGTAAGATAGCCGACGTCGGTATGTTCGTCGAGAAGCAAGAGATTACGTTTAAACAACAATCCAGTGAGGATCTGCAACAACAGTTGCGGAAGAAGCTGGGGCTGTTGATAGAGGGTGATGTGATAGGGACTAAACTCGCGTCCCCCGCGGAGGTATTAGAGCTCAACCGTGACCCAAGCGTCCAGCCATTAGTAGAGACAGCAAAGATCGACAAGCACATTCTAGCTACGCTGATGAATAGTTAACCCGAATACAGACCGGAATAGACCCAAATCCCTATGCTCGAGTCCTTAAAGGCGCAAATACAAGACCTCCCCCCGCATGAACAGCAGCGGATACTGCTCAATCTGCATAAAATGCCAGATAGAGAGAAAAATGAACTGTTTACCCTACTAAATGAGCTAGAAAAGCGCAAAAAGCGTGAAGCCGCCCAGGGCGGGTTCCTAGACTTCATCAAAGCAGTATACCCCAAGTACATGGTCGGTGCCCACCACAAGCGCCTAGCTAAACTCCTGGAAGAGGCTATCCACGGGGATAAGAAGCGGATCATAGTTAACATCGCACCCCGGATGGGGAAGTCAGAAATGGTATCCTACCTATTTCCAGCGTGGTTTCTTGGGCATCATCCAGACAAAAAAATCATCATGGCGACCCATACATCTGATTTATCGGTCTCTTTTGGTCGTAGAGTGCGGGATTTGGTCCATTCTGACGATTATAAGGCTGTTTTCCCTGAGGTTTCGCTAAATCCAGACGCAAAAGCAGCCGGACAGTGGAGTACTAAGCATGGTGGGCAGTATTATGCGGTCGGAGTAGGGGGTGCGTTGGCCGGACGGGGTGCAGATGTGTTCGTAATTGATGACCCACACTCAGAACAGGAGGCCAAGACCAATAATCCTAGTGCTTTCTTGCCCGCCTGGGATTGGTTTCAGTCTGGACCACTACAAAGGCTTATGCCTAACGGGGTTATTATCGTGGTTATGACCCGATGGAGCATGTTAGACCTGACCGGGCAGCTTACAAACCACATGATTAAGAATCCGGACGCAGATCAGTGGGAAGTTGTTGAGTTTCCAGCCATTTTAGATGAAAATGAGCCAAATGAGAGGTCATTATGGCCTGAATTCTGGCCTTTAGAAGAGTTAAAGAAGAAGCGTGCAGGTATGGATGTGCGCTATTGGTCTAGTCAATACCTGCAAAACCCGACATCTGAGGGTGCTCAGATGCTCAAAAGGGAGTGGTGGAACCACTGGGAAGAAGAAGACCCACCCCACTGCGACTATACAATCATGTCCTTAGATGCTGCACAAGAATCCCACAACAGGGCAGACTTTAGCGCAATGACGCTTTGGGGGGTGTTTTATAAGAATAGCCCGACAACTGGTCTCCCTGTTGCAAATATAATACTACTTCATGCATGGCAAGAGCGGATGGAGTTCCCGGAGTTAAAGAAGAAGATGCTCGAGGAGTACCACGACTGGGAGCCAGACACGCTGATAGTGGAAAAAAAGTCAGCCGGAGCTCAGATTATTCAGGAGTTTAGGTCTATGGGGATACCGGTCATGGACTTCACCCCATCCAAGGGTAACGACAAGATCTCCCGAGCCAACGCAGTTACAGACATATTTGCCTCTGGTTTGGTCTGGGCTCCCAAGGATAGACGGTGGGCGCAGGAGGTTATTACCCAGTGCGCAGAGTTCCCAGTGGGGGCAAACGACGACTTAGTAGACTCAACCACCCAGGCACTACTGCGGTTCAGAAAAGGCGGGTTCATAACCCTGCCAAACGACTGGGAAGACGAGCTGCCCGGGTTCAAATCAAGGAGGCAACATGGTTACTTCTGAGGCGAAGCGGGCGTATATGAAGGTGTACTGTCAGGTTAATAAGGAAAAAATGATTGCTCGCTCGGCAGCGTGGCGTAAAACAAACCTAGAAGCTGCGAATGCCCACCATAAAACCTACCGTACAACACACAAAGAAAAGGAACTCGCCCGTGTATTTGCGTGGCGCGCAAGAAACCCAGAATACGCAAAACAATACCTCCGAGAGAACAAAGAGAAAATAGCTGCATACCACAAAACGTACCGGGAAGCGCATCGGGGAGCCAACCCCGGGAAGAAAAACGCTCGAACAGCAAGACGAAGAGCAGCCAAGTTACAAAGAACACCTAGCTGGTTGACGAGAGAAGATTATCGTGCTATAAGAAGTCTTTACGAGACCGCAGCGGCATTGACAAAATCTACAGGTATTGTACACCATGTGGACCATATTATACCATTGCAGGGTAAAACCGTATCTGGGTTTCATTGCCCGGCCAATTTACAAATACTCACGCAATCTGAGAACTGTAGTAAACATAACAAATTCACCGGGGACGAATGATGGCAAACGTAGATAAAAGCTTATACACAGCACCACAGGGACTGGAAGCACTGGCCGCGGACCCCGAGATGGATATTGAAGTTGATGGCATGGACCCAGAGATCCCTGAAGATGGGATGACTATTATATTAGGGGCTGAACCTGAGACCGAAGGTGACGATGACTTTAATGCTAACCTAGCTGAGTTCCTAGATGAGCGGGTACTGGTAGAAGTTGTTGGCGACTTGATGGGTGAGTTTGAGGCAGATGCCAACTCCCGCAAGGACTGGTTAGATACATATGTAGATGGGCTTGAGCTACTCGGCCTGAAGCTAGAAGATAGGACAGAACCTTGGCCTGGAGCATGTAACGTATTCCACCCCCTACTAACAGAGACGCTTGTGAAGTTCCAAGCCGACACAATCATGGAGACCTTCCCAGCTGCAGGTCCCGTCAAGACACAAATCATCGGCAAACAGAGTAGAGAGAAAGACGAAGCCGCAGAGCGCGTCCGCGATGATATGAACTACCAGTTAACAGAGAAGATGCCTGAGTACAGGCCCGAGCATGAGAGATTGCTATGGGGTCTAGGTCTGTGTGGTAACGCATTCAAGAAGGTATATTACGATCCGAGTTTAGAGCGCCAGGTGTCTGTGTTTGTGCCCGCTGAGGATATTGTTGTGCCTTATGGTGCTTCTAGCCTTGCAA